TAAAGGCACATTTTAAATCTGTTTGCTGCGCCGGCCAAGGAGTTAATTAAGGTTCCTGCTGATGCGGTTGCGTTTGATGAACCAGCGATTGTTCCAGAAAGAGTCAAAGCCGCTCCTTGGGTATAGAATACAGCAGCAAGCGAACCAGATCCAACATTGTCGGCTGTTGTATAAGAAGAAGAAGGAATAATAAATAAACCATAAGCAGTGTTTGTTGATGTTGGTAAAGCATTTGGATTAGCAGTGGTGCTAACCGACCATCCAGCAAGCTCTGCATTACTGTCAGCAGCAGAATTAGCTTCTCCTAATAATCTTACAAAGGTAACAGGTGTTGTTTCTGAGGCTAGGTGGGCTTGTGCCGCGTAAATACCATATGTTGGTCCAAGGGTGTTTCCCTCTCTCCAAACATCGTTGTCAGAACCACCTTTACCGGAAATTCCTTTTCCGAAGATGGTGTTAAAGTCATCAAGTGTTTTAACCCTGATGGGTTTCATTGCTGGTCCTGAAAGCGCACGACCAATAATGAGAGGTCCAGTGTCATCAGACACAACTGCTGGTATCTGACTCTCGTCAATCTCGCTTAAAAGTACACCAGGTGAAACAAAATCAAATTTTCTAGGCATTAAAATATCTCCTTATTAATACATTTATCTCTTATAAATAGTACGAGAAAAGCTCAAACGCTTTATTCTCTATAATCCTTGTCTTTCTTTTTCCAAGGCGTTTTATCTCCAATAATCCTACGCTCTCCAGTAATTCTAACTTTTACTTGGTTTTCTCTTCTTGCCAGCGATGGCCTCTTTCTAGAATAACCCTCACCTACAAGATAACCAAGAACTTTTATTTCTATTTTTGTCTCAAACATTCTCTCTTCTTCGCCAACATTTGTTGTGTTGTTGTTCATAGAGAAGTCTTGTTGGATAAAAGCTTCATACTTGTGGTCTTCGTTTCCAAAAACAAAAGAATTTACCTGACCGGTTGTTGTTACAAATGGTTGTAAGAGATCATTCATTTGTTGTTGGTATTCTGTTCTCAAGGTTATGGAATACATCATTGTTACGTAAACAGGAATTGGAGAGTTGTATGTATCATATATTACCTGATTGTTTTCATCATTTTTCCCTGTTTGTTCTTTGTTGTTGCTGGCTTTTTGTGCTATTTCTGATTGGAAGTTTTGAGTTTTGTCCTGATTTATTCTAGAAACAACAGGAACAGCGCCACCTTTATAGTCTTTATTTTCAACAATGTTTGCTTGGTATACTCCTTTAAAATTAGGATCTTTCGAAACAGAAGACCGGTTGACCGTGAGCAAGGGTAGTATTAGTTTTCCCACCTTATCTCTTATTCTCACATCTTTTTTTATTTGCCAAACCCTTTCAGAGCCTAACCACAATACAGGAACCTTGTAGATGCCTTTGTTTGTCTTTGTGTGTATATCCAAATTTTTATTGACCCAATCATAAAGACCAGTGTCGACACTCTCAATTGTAGAGGCTTTGTAATGAATACGTTCTTGTTTACTCGGCATTGAAAACTCCATCTCTCGCTCTTATACAATCGGCTACCACTTCAAACTGTACGTCGGCTTGACCAAAAAGGTGCTTTGGTTCATTTGTTTTTACAATTTCATAAAATATCTTTCCATACTTCACGAAGTCACCTTCACGAATAAATAGGTCCTGATCCTCAGTTAAGCGTCGCTTGTGAAACATAACCTTCAAACCAGTCTTTTTGTCAAGTGCTATGTTTTCAAGAAAATTAGTCTCAACTCCTTGATATTCAACTCTTGCAAAGACTCTAATAGGAGGAAGAAAAGTTTTTTCAATCGCTTCTCCATATAGAGGGTGAAAGTTGGTGTGTTCAATATCAATTGGAAAATAAAGCATCTGTTGACCAGCTACTCTTTCAATAATCTCGTCATTAACTTGTTTTACAAGATTTTTCTCCTTCTCTCCAAGAAACATCGGAGGGGGAGGTGCGTTTGGTTTTGTCCATTTATCGTCTGCCATTTTATTATCCTACAAATATTTTAAGAGGCGAGTCTGATATAATATCTTTAGCCTTTTCAGTCATAGCTGCATCTGACTCTACTAACTTATTGTATGTCATTTCATCCAATTGTTTCTGTAGTTCTTCTTTTAGTGCTTGTTTTTCTTCTTTTGCTTGACCAAGAAGTTCTGAGGCGTTAAGACTTATATTATCTCCAGGAATTGGAACATTTCCACCAAATTTTCCTCTGACTTGTGCTAAAATCTCCTTGCATAGTGCAAGAGCATATCTTCTAATCCATTGTTGCCCTATTGAATTTATTTTTTCATATGGAAGATTCTCAAACGGAAGGGTGTTCATGTTGTTTACACCATCTTGACTACCACCATTATCATCTGTCCAAATGTTTCCATCTTCGATTGTAAATTTAAACCAAAATTTTTCCGGTGAAACAGTATCGGGTGTTGGAAAAAGTCTTAATTTATTATCAATAACTTCATAAGAATAATGAGATGTTCTTGTGTATAGGTGATCTTCATAGGAAATGGCCTGAAGTTTGTTGTGCCAAGCCGGAATAACCTGAAAGGTTGAATCATCTGCATACTGGCCGTAAGTATGCATGTCTCCAACGACATTCAGACCACCATAATACCCATAAAATCTCCACATCTGTCGGGGTGTTACATAAAAAACCTGTCTTATTTTAATTCTTGGGTTGTTTTCCATTTTGTTGTAATATGGAAAATCAGAGTTATCAGCGTTGAAAGCTGATGCTGAAACGATATTTTGCAAATCATAGTCTGACTGTCCTGAAACTGGAGATATTGATGCGCTATAAATAGCTTGTGTACCACCTACACCCGCTTCAGTGGCAAATGTATCTCCAATACGAAAAGCTGTCTCAAATGAGAACTTCGGATATTTTAGAGCGTAATCTTGAGGACCATCTGTGGCTTCGCCTCTATGATTAAAAGAACCCGTTTCAGTTCCAAGAGCTGAGCCTATAACATTCTTGGCCTGGTGCATATTTATAATATAAGAGTATTCTAGGCACGCTTCTTCGTACGCAGAGTACACACTACCGCTTGTTATCTCAACGTCTAGTACATCTCCGCCTAATCTTTTATATACAAAGGCAACCTGCGCTACCGCTCCTGTAATAAAAGCGACAGAACCAGAATATGCTCCTATAGGACAAGCATCAGTCACTTCAGATAAGGCTGCCGTGGAGCCGTTAAAAGATGCAGTTTGTGGTAAAACAATCGCTGATGTTGTTGATGTTGGCGTTAAGGTTGGTAATGACATACATGATTTCTCCGTTCTAATGTAAGTAGTTTTGCCTATAAGAAAACGCCCCAAGCATATGCAAGGGGCAACGGAGGACTAATATAATATTAGTAATTAGTTTTCTTTCTTTGAATCTTCTTTTTTCTTAGCAGCAGCAGCCTTTCTTTTGGCGGCAGCTTCGGCTTTCTTTTTAGCCTCGGCTTTAGCTTTAGCTTCAGCAGCTTTACGTTTTGCATCAGCTTCTGCTTTTTTCTTGGCTTCTTCGGCTTTACGCTTTGCCTCAGCTTCTTGTTGAGCTTTTCGAGCAGCTTCTTCGGCAGCAGCCTTCTTTTTTGCTTCTTCGATTGGATCTAATGGAGCATGGGCACCAAGTTGTTCTCTTATTGCCTTTGCTTCCGGTGTTCCTTCTTCAACCTGTGAGAGTTGCTCTAACAGCTTAGCTTTACGGGCTCTGCTTATAAATTTAACTTTGCTTGACATATGCGTCTCCTTATGATATCATACTAAATAGTATCATTTTTCGCTTTTGTCCACTCTGGTCTCTGTAATGGTTAGGGCTAACTCTTTTATGTATTCTAATAGATTTTTTTGTTGTTCTTGAAGGTCTCGGACTTGTTGTTCTAAAACTTGGATTCTTTCTTCTTGCATTTTGTCTCCTTAACTTATTAAATAGTTTTTTAAAAAAAGAAAAACCCCCAACCAAAAGGAAGGAGGTTTTTTTAAGCAGTTTTTTTAAAGAAACGTTACTACTCAACCAGAGGAGCCGCTGCAATAGAGTTAACAGCTTCCGCACCGGAACTTGATCTACTGAGTAGTGCCCAGCCAGAAGCAGTCCACATACAGGTTACAGTTTCACCAACGTTTGTCAAAGTAAAGCTTGCATAAGCACCAGCCGTTGTAGCTGGAGTTACTTTAAATGCATTTGTAGCATGTAAACTTACAAAATATTTAAGCTGTCCAACAGTTGAACCATTAGCTAATGTAACAGCCATCGTATCACCATCTGAAGTAACAAGAGATAATGGTACAGTTGTACTAGCAGCACCAGCAGCAGTAATAGCTTCTGTACCTAAAGACAAAGCTGCGGCACCTGAGATGCTTGGCGCTGTCAATGTTGAGTTTGTGAGATCTAAATCTCTATCAACGGCCTCTAACAAGACCTCCATTCGGCCTAAGCCCATTCTTCTATTTCCCATAATATTTCTCCTTTTTTATAATTATGGACCCGTTTTCTGGCCAGTTTCTACCAGCCCCATTCCGGTAGAGACAGTGAGCAGGGGCCTCGCTCAAAGGAGACCAGAATTCAAGTCGTAGTAATTAGTCTCTTATAAAAGAAAAGCCCCAAGTCCGAAAACAAGGGGCATTTCATATTAGGTATCAGCTAATCAAAGATTAGGAAGAATATTCTCCACCTAGAAGATCTCGACAGATAACAAGACCGTACATATCAGGACGTACCATCTTCTTAGCGTAACGAGTCATTACCCCTTTACGAGGAACGAAGTCTTCTGGTCCAAAGATTGTTGGTGTGGTTTGTAGAGGCACATAAGGTGCATAAACATAACCGGACTCTAGGAAAGAGCCTCCTTTACGTCCAACAAGGATAACATTTCTTGGGAAGTAAGGGTCAACGATAACGTCGAACTTACGACTCAAAGAACCAGTCTTCATAGCGCCGATATCACCTTTGTCAGCATCAGCAGTTACGTTTGCACGGAAACCGCTTGTAAACTCAAGGATATTAGCAACTTCAGGAGAAACTACAACATAGTTAGCTCCACCACGAAGTGTCTTTCTGTGGATCTGAGCAGAAACATCATTGATGGTTTCAATAAGAGTCTCGTACCATTCAGAAACTGTACCTGTAAAGTCAGGAGCAGCTTTGGTTGCACCAAGTTCCAAACCGGTTTCTTTGTTTACAAAAAGACCAGGAGAACGAGACCAGTAGTATGTTGCAGCAGTTGCACCATTTACAAGATCAGCAAGGATCTCACGGTCAATCTCTAGAGCAATTTGCTCAGAAAGGATTGATGTTAATTCAACCTCAGCATCAATATTGTGGTAAGCGTTCAAATCTTGACCAAGCTCAGGTGACCATTTAGCTTTCAACTTTTTAGTCTGAGCTGTGATGGCTGTTGAACTTACATCAATGTCGATTTCTGGGATATCTGTCTCAGCTTCCAGAGGAAACAAATCTCCAACAACTCCACCAACTGCTTGAGCAGAAGCATCAATTTGATCCTTAATTGGGAAAGTAAAACTATTCTGTCCAAAGTTTGCATCTAAGTTTGTTGCTGCTTGAACAGCGGTGCTTTGGTCAACAGTGAAAACAAGACGTAATGCATCTCGCGAGGAACCCGGAACAGCTATACTATCTGCATTTTTAACACGATTAGACAAACGACGAATTTGAGTAGCAGTTGTAATTGCTGTTTCAAATAGTGCAACGTCCGCAGAGCTGACTTGGAAAGCAGATAGATTGTTAAAATCTGGATCGCCTGTAGTAGATACAATAAGGGCAACATCAATATCAACAACAGCACATTTCAAAGATGAGTCTGTGATAGCCAATAGATCTGGATCATACTTAACTAATTTTTTGTTTGCATCAGTAACAGCACCATCAAGATCAAAAACGAGACACTTTGCAGTGGCTACTCCAGATCCAGCAGCAGTAACAGATCCACTTGGAGATGCATAAGCATAACCAGTTGAACCATCACGTCCGGGTCCACCAAATCCTGCTTTTGAAGTAGCATCAATAAGATCAACACCAGAAATAACATCAGCACCTACTTGGTTTGTACCGTAAATTGATCCGTCACTTGCATTACCCATACGAGGGAAAATACCATCGGACTCTCCAGCATTTGGAGAAAACTTAAAGTCAAGGAAGAAGATCAGACCAGATGGCAAAGACATCGGTTGAACACTTACAAGATCATTAGCGATAAGTCCGGCGAATACACGACGAACGATTGGAAATGCAACAGCAGCAAAACCTTCAACATCACCAGCAGCAAGAGTAGAAGCTTCACGAAGAAGTTCTTTTGCTTGGTTCTCTAGAAGACGAGCCATTGTCGCCTGTTGATGGCTTGTTTCCAAACCCTCAAGAAGTCCAGTTGAGGACCACTTATTTAGAAGTGCACTACCTTCCGCTTTCATATCACGGTTGACGATGCCTTCTGTTAATTTTTCAATTATAGACATTTTTATACCTCCTTAATTGTATTTTTTAGTCTAGGCCGGCAAGCTTTTTCATTCTCTCAGAGAAAGAATGGTTTTCACTTAAAGTTTCTTGCTTGCGGCGTGGCATAACGTGGGAAAGATTTGATCTTCGATTTACGGACTCACTCAACGATTGTGGAGATTTTTTACTTGCTCCCGTTGTAGCTTCTTTAAGAGTCTGATACAAAGACTTTGCTTCCTTTATTGTTTCTGCCTTAGCGATGACTTCGACAAGTTTTGACTTTTGTCGCTCATTCAAGGAGGCATCGCTTAAAACTTTATTTGTATATATTAAACGAGCATTGCTAATCAATGCTTCTTCAAGTTTGTCTTTCATGTCTGTAATAGCTCCATGAAGTTTATCTTGATTTGTTTGATAAGTTGCAAGAGTTGCTTTTAAAGTTTCCAACTCCCCAGTTAACTTATCTGATTTTTCTTTATATTCGTCTGACTGTCGTTTTGCCAGTTCTAATTCCATATCATATTTTCTTGTTGCGTCATCTGTAACGAAGTGACCATGTTTCTCTGCTCCAACATCAACAGTTAGAGCTTCATCAATTACTTCTTCTTCATCTAACATGGAAAGAAGTTCTGCAATCATTTCTTCTTCTGTCTGTGCTTCTTCGAGCAAACCTTCAAGTCCTTCAGCTGGTGGAGCTTCTTCCCCGCCAAGACCAAGGTCGTCAGCAACCTGTTCTGTTGTCTCTGGTTGTTCACCGGAAGATGTTGGGTCAATTTCCATTTGATCTTTAATATCTTCGAGATCAAGTTTAAAATCTTCAGGATTGAATTCGAACTCAAACTCCATCTCTACTTCTTGATCACCTGCCATTGCTGGATCGGAAGCATATGGAATGTCAAATTGGCCACCGGCTGAAGCAGCTTCACCAGCTATTTCCTCTTTCAAAGTTTCTTTACCTTCAAGTAAGGACTCCACAGCAGCCTTAATCTCAGGCGCATACTTTTCAATTACAGATTGTTCAGCATTTTTCAATGCCGCCTCACGTAATGCTTGTGCATCTACGATTGCTTGTTCTAATAATGATGACATTAATACATCTCCTAATAAACGTTTATCAAGAGTAAATAGTGATCATTATTAGAAAAAGCCAAACCATTATAAAAGTCAAGGCTAGAGCTTCTTTATACAAATAAAAGTTCTGTTTTTAGGAGCCATTACTGTAGTTGTCCCACTGTTATTAGTTCCAGCTTGACGAATACTGAGGCTGGCACTTTGACTAGAGGATAAATGTGCTATGGTATTTATGTGAAGTGTCGCCATGTCCATGTCTGATGGTGTGGGCGCAAGTTGAACAAGCGCTATATAACCTCCAACAAGGTCATTAGCAGTTGCATGGTCACTATTACTAACTAGCCACAACTGGTATTGCGAAGGGTTTTCATCAAGCTCATCGAGGACTACAGTAGCTGATATATCATAGTAACCTTCCTCTCCTGCGACGAATTTGTAATTTGTAGAATCCCACCCACCAGTAACAAATGTATCAAATGAAACATTATCAAGTGGAACTGTTTGAAACTGGGCGCTACCTGATAAATCAAAAGTGTAATTAAGCCCGGCTTTCAAAACTTGGGGCGTGGCACTTCCTCCGCCACCACCGCCTCCGTCGTCAACATCAACAAAGCTAAGCTGTCCGCTTCCGTTTGTTTGAATTACTTGGTTAGCGCTTCCATCTGTTGTTGGAAGAGTATAATTTGCAACGACAAGGTTTCCTGTAAGTTTTACATTACCGCTTACATGGAGAGGCTCAGTTGGGTTGTCTGTGCCAATTCCTACTGCACCATGTCTGACTCTCATTGCTTCCTGTATAGTACCACCTGTTTGAGTCATAAATATTATCTCATCAGAATCAGAGGCGCACCCTATAATCAAACCATTCGAAGAATCTATTTGTATAAAAGCTTTGTCTTCCCCATCTCTTTCAAACACTATTTCTCTAAAGTTTCTCCCAGAAGTAGTAGTTGCTCCAATTCTTAATGCTTCATGACCCAACCAAGAGCCACTAATATGAAGCGGAACAAAAGTAACAACCTCGTTGTTTTCAACCGATAGTCTAGTCGATCCACTCGTTTGAAACTCTATCTTGTCCTCTCCAAAATCTATCTTAGTGTCCCTTTGGGCATCATCTGCTGCTTTTAGGTCTCCAATAACTTGAGAACCTCTTGAATATTTGTATGACATATGTTTCTCCTTCTATAAATAGAAAAAGACCGGGTAAAAACCCGGTCTTCTTTTGATAATAACAAGATAATAATCTTGATAAATGTTTCTAAAGGATGATCCAGTCAGTTCCGGTTGAACCAGAAACATAGACTAAGTCTACAGCAGCAAATGAAGATTCAAGCTCAATAGTTGTCTGACCATCGAATGTGTAAAGTAGTTCTGTATTGTTTCCGTGAGAAGCAGATACTGTAATAGTAACAGCGTTACTTATATTAGCTCCACCTTTAACTGTCAACATGTCTCCAACATTAAATGAACCAGTAACCAGCGCTGTTGCACTTGCTGTGATGTTGAAAAAATCAATACCACCAGTTGAAAGTGCTTGATGAGCATCAGCATCACCTACGTATTCTGATACAGCTCTTTTCAATTTACCAGCAGTATCAGCAACAACACCAGTTTGGAAATAAGCTCTTAAAACAGAAGCGTCAATTCTATTAAGAACTCCACCATTGCTGATTAAGAACTCATCCGCATCTAGAATGTCTGAAGGAGTAGAACCAAAGTCAGCTTGACCAGAAATACAATCATCATTTAAATGTGAACCAGCTACACCAGCAGCTTTAATACGAAGTTGATTGGAAATCAACTCAAGAGTTGTATCATCAGCAACGTTAGCATCTAACATCGTACCTTCAACAGCATCAGCTGCAATAGTCAAAGCACCACCAGAAGCGATAATTGCATCACCAGAAACTTTACTAAAAGCAAGCTCGGCAATCTTAAGAACCTGAGTCTGCTTCATAGTTCCATTGTCATTGTGCATGAAACCATCAGCATCTGCAAGAGCAGTTGTTCCAACTGAGGAGAGTCCAGAAAGAAGTGCAAATTCACTACCAGATACGTTAGAATTTGCAACAGCACTGTTAAGAACAGGAACATGTCCAGTTAAATCAGGAAGGGTTACAGTTCTATCAGCAGTTGGATTGGCAGTTGTAAGGGTCAACTCATTACCATCAGGAGTAATTCCTTCAAATTGAACAGAAGAGGTTACAACAAAACCTTGTTGAATTTCTGTAGCAGCACCTTGAACTGTCAAACTACCTGCGATAACAACAGAAGTTGCAGATTGACCAATTGTAAGAGTATTGGAACCCATTCCGCCACCAATAGACATGGCACCAGCTGCGCGTGGACCTATGTCACCACCAAGAGCAACTTTAAGATTCTGACCTTCTAAGTTGAGAGAAGCAGATAAGTCACCAGTAACTTTAACGTCACCACCAGCAGGAACCATTAAGATATCCGCACCAGAGCTAAGTTTAAGGTCTGTGTCTAATTCGATCTTATCGCTTGATGAATTGAATTCAAGTTGCTTTGAGCCATCAATTCTCATGTTTTGATCAACATCAATACGTTGACTGTTAGTTTTGAACTGCATATAGGTCTCGGAACCAGAAAGAATTTCTAGTCCAGAAGCAACATTGTGTGGCATTGATATAACAACACCGTCTGCTGCATTATCAGCAGAAATACTATCAAGTGCGATATCGCCAACATTTTGAATATTTTGTTCGTTGTTGTCGAGACCGTCCTTGAACGTTGTGGTACCAGCTAAACGCGCTGCACCTAATTGAAATTTGTAAGCCATTTTTAATCCTCCATAGATATAGTAATATAGCATAACATACGCCAGTGAGGCGTATCTGTAATGACAAAATAGTTGTCTTCAATAAATAGTGATAAAAATGTCCAAACACTTTTAATATATAAAGAATTTCGAAGAACCATCGCTATATAGATTGACAGCCCCGTGAGCAGATTCAATGGTAATTGACGTTACACCGTCAATAGTATCATCACCTGTTGTTAAAATTGTAATATTATTAGTCTCAGCACTACCACCCTCATCTTTTATAGTAAAATATTGACCAGACGAAAAACCAGTTGCTGCTGGCAATCTAATTTCTAAAGCAGCAGAAGCGGATACTCCTAGTATTCGATCTGAAACTGATGAAGTTGTTGTAGACGTTACTGCTGTTCTGCTGTAGTTTATACCACCTGCGATTGTTACTGTAACATCATTGCCAGAATTTGTTGCTGTGACTCCTGTACCGACAAAATCAAACGAGGCAGCACTGGTTGTGATGTTAGAACCTTCTTCTTTTACAATTATATCGGTACCACCGCTAGAAGATGATATTTCGGTTATTTTTGCATCTAAATAGTCTCCGACATAAAGGTAACCAGAGGCAGATACAGGTATGTTTGAGCTATTGTAGTCTTGTATGAATACTACACCAGAGTAATAATCTATTTGCCAGTCAATTGAATCCCCTGATGTTATCTCGTTTGCATCAGAAACTGCTCCTTTATATAATTTAAGAAAATAAAGGTTTGGATTTGCATTAGATATTAACGGAGGTACTAACTGAAGGGCGCCTCTGGTATTGTATACTCTTGTTCCATTAGCAAAAGAACCTGTTCCTCTTAAAGGATTTGAGGACGTGGTTTCATAGTTATATGGTAATTTTAAGTAGTACCCATGAGCGCCACTTGTAGATGCCTCATCACCACCACCATCAGTATCATCTGCATCATATATTGTATTGGATAGTGATACAACATCAAAGTGTACCTTTTCTACAGAACCACTTGCGATGAAAGAGGCGGTTGGTGGGCTATTTGGTATTTCACTAGCAAAAACTGTATTTGAAGGTACAGAGACATTTGAGGGGATTGACTCATTAACATCAGAAAAGATATTAGAGGTGTGTGCTTTTCCTAATAACTTTTTTGCTGCAAATTGTGTTGATGTTCTGTTAGTTTTTCCTGTACTCATTTTTTACCTAATATGTTATCAAGATTCTTGATATGTACCCTGTCCATTCTTTATGTGCAGAGATTTTAATTACAAAATACTGATCGTCTCTTACTTGCTTTTCTTGAAGCTGTATTCCAATAGCTGCACCTCCGTCTAGATTTTGATCTAAACCAGACCCTCCACCGCTATATATACCAACTCCGTCTGTTGTTGGTTGAACACCAGCAGAATATGGCTTTACTGCATCGCCCCATGCAGTGGAAGTGTCATCATCTCCTGCGAAGTTGGAATCAAATGGAACCTTTAGTTCTACATTTATATTGTCATTAGCATCTAATGCTCCTGTATAAAAGGCGCCAGACTTAGCTACTAAATTTCCTTTACCGTACAACGTGACGGTAAATGTTGGTTTTGCCTGCCCAGTTGTGTTTCTAAAATATCTGTAATATGTTCTTATATTATCTGACAATGAAGAATAATCTGGATTGCTGGGTGGAGATTGCAGTGAACCGCCATCTGTTGTATTTCTTGTATCACCATCATTTCCAATTTGAAGTGGAGATATTGCATAACCGTTAGCAGTAACCATGCCGTCTCCATGTGTATTTGCTGCATTCATGTGCGTCTGTGGATTCCACGCATTACCAGAGTTTGTTGCGTCTGTTTGGTTTACATAGTTACCAGATACAATTCTATATGTTTCTGTTCCGAAATACTCATTAGTTGAAAGACTGGTGCTTCCTATAGAACCCGAATAGACCATAAAACTGGTTTTGGACTGTGATGAACTGGTAAGATCCGTCTTTAATGGATGATGGATAGCAGAATTTACAGTCACGTCACGATCTGTAAACAGACTTAGACCACCAGATATAGATGTCAACGAATCAAAAAGAACAGTTCCTGTTACTTGTATGTCTTGCTGTTCACAATCTGAAGAATTATTTAAATTAGGGAGACCAGTAGATGAAACAGCAGAGTCAAATGTTGTAACACCATCTCCTACAATTCTGATATTTGATATTGAACAATTGGTTGTTGTTGGAAATTGTAAAGCTAATGTCTCATTAGAGTAAATGTTTCTATAAACACTTGATGCTTCATAGGTATAAGACCCTGATGGTCTGGAGGCAAAATATGCAATACCGGATTGATAGTATAGATCTAAATGATTGAAATTTGAGATAGCAACTGTGGTAGCTGCCAATGCATTTGCATTTGTGTCGATAACCCACTCAACATAGTTTGTATTTGTTGTGGATGCACCTATGGTGTGCTTGACTCTTGCATAGTTCCATCCCAAGTTCTGATCATTTGGTCCCACATGATAAGAGCCTGTTCTAAATGTTTTTGTATAATCAGTAACATTTTCAGGACTTGTAGTTTTTCCAAACTCTAAAGGTGAAACAACTATACCACTGGCATTGCTGTTTGAACTAGAAATTTGTTGTAAGGAGGAATTTAGCTCTATTGTGTGCAAGTTTAAACCATTTACCTCTAGTGTCAATGAACCAGTATATGCATTTTTAAAAGAGTCTATTGAGTAATTATTTCCATTACTAGTCACATCTTCGTTCAGAGTACCATCCAGATTTTGCTTAAACGCAAACACGCCTCTTTTGTCTCCACTAACGATGTAAGATCCATTTGAATTTGTATCGCTCAATGATATAGATGAGCCTGTTGCATTACTATAATTTGCCACTACGTTTGAAGAACCAAAGGACAATTTGGCATTTACACCAGTATTATTTGCATCAATATCATCCAACGCCGGAGCATCAGAAACAGAGCCTGTTCCAGCACCAAGGCTAAATGATAGCTCACTTATATAGCCAGACCAACTTTCATCAGCCAATATCTTTAACATTACATACTCGTTATTGGAAACACTAGCTGTTCCAAATGATATATGGTGAATATTGTTGCCAGAATCAACATCATTTGGAGACTCATTTAGTAAGGCCCCCGCACCGTCACTGACTGATCCATAGACAAAATTTTGAGATACATCCATCCAACCGGTAGTGCCGGGTATTTTTGCGAACAAATGTACGTTTCCTGCTCCTAATGTTGAATTGTTGTACGTAGTGCTGTTTTTAGTTGAAACTAGTTTTATATCTCTTTTTGTAACACCACTTGAGTTTGTCAAGACTCTGTAGAATGTTCGGGTCCCTGTGACTCCACTGTAGTTCGGCTGGTTGCTTTCAACATTTAGAATTGAGTTAAAGTTTCCGCCATTTGGCACATCTCCATCCACAGGACTATACAGCCTTTGGTTGTGGAATAAAAGACCATCAGTGTGTCCAGTGGCTCCACCACCAGTCATATGGTTTTGTGAGCTCCATATGGAAGACGCAGCTGTTACAGAGCCCTGTGTGTCGTAAGAACCAGAGGTTTTTCTCAAAGTTTCATCATGAAATTTTTCTTCTAAATTGTTGCTAGCGAGTGTTCTAGTATCAATTAAAAAGCCGTTCGCCTCAGCCGAGCCTGTATTTGAAATGGTTTCTTTTATCGGATGTGTTACTGAAATGTTACAAGACATTGTTGCATTAAACAGTGTCGTTTGGTTGAAGTTCAGAGAACCAGTTATTCCAAGAACTTTAGTCGGATTTTCTGATACACTAATATCAGGAACCGACTGAGCGGATGGAACAGACGAATTTGATGTTGCAAAAGATATCGGAGTTCCTGAAGCTGCATAAACATTATTGTATAGGTTTATCAAATCTGTCTTATAATTTGCTGTAGCATCTGTATTATATTCTACACCGGATAGGTATTTTGAACCAACTAGAGACACATTTTCTATTCTGGGAAGCGAAGCTGACATTTCAGCAATGTCAACTGCTCCTGATGGGTCGTTAATCCATTCTATGTAGTTTGTGGCGTTATCAGAGGTTATTGAATGCACCACTCTTAGATAGTTCCATCCCACTTTCTGATCAGCCGCAGCTATTTTATACTTTGCTGTTCTGTGTTTAAATATGTACCACTCTGCGTTGTTTCCATCAAATGATGAAGCCGTTACAGAAACATTTGTAAAACCAGATTGACCAGTGAGCGAGCTTGCAGAACCAGAATTTGGATTACCTGCGCCTGCTAAACCAGATAAGGAAACAGAGTGCACCACAGCACCATTTAACTCTAGTTTTAGAGTGCCTTCATTTGCACTACCAAATGCATCGTTTGAATAAGCTATATATGTATTGGCAACAGATTCAACAACATCATGATTTATAAATCCTGTAATGTTTTGAGTTCCATCATAAACGCCAAGCCTTATATTGGAACCAGCAGTAGCAGCAGAATAACTACCACTTCTATCTACAGCAGTAAAGCCAGCAGTGTTTGCGGATGATATATAACTTGCTAATGGAAAATCAGACCCGAATGATAATTTTGCTGTTACCCCATCAGTTACATCTTCATTGATACTCTGAACGCTGGGGGCTGGTGATGGAGCAAGTATTTTTAAAACTTCATTGAACCTATCTATAGCTACCCCAACTTGTGTTGTGGTTGTAAAGTCTGTATACAATCCGTCGGTATAGTCACCATCCTCAGCATTTCCAATTTCTCCTATAGCACCAGCACCAGACGATGATGTTAGGATAACATTATTACTTGAGTCAAGCGCTAGATAGCTAGAAGTAGTTGCGGTTCCAGCTGGTACCGTAGTCAATCTGATTGCTGAAGCTGTTATGGCATTTGCTGTTGTGTTACCGTTCGTAGTTATATCGTTCAAAGTAGAAGCTATACCAGTCAGATTGGAACCGTCTCCATGAAAAGATGTGGCTTGAACAGTACCAGAAACAAAAGCTCCTCCACCAGATGCGGAAACTACTAATATTCCTGTGGATACGGTCTCGAAGTCTGAAAACACGTTCTCGCTTACTCCGAATGAGTATTTCGAATACGAAAGTCTCATCTGTGCCTGATCTGCTTTTAAAACCTCTAGAGTTTTTTGTGGATCTACACGTCCCATGCCAACTCTATTGTTTGATGAATCAACTTTTAGCGTGCTGGTATCTACAGTTAAATCACCTGTGACCCCTAAAGCTGAAAGAGTGCCAACAGAAGTGATGTTTGTTTGAGCTGCTGTTGAAAGAGTTCCTGCTACGTTTGTAGCAGACAATGTGGCACTATTTGGATTATATGTAAATGTTCCGGTATCGTCTAATAAACCATTAGCTTCATCATTAAACACTACTGGAAATGAAGTGTTGGCTGTGCTGTCTGTAACGGTTGCCTTAGTTGCTGTACCTGTAAAAGTAACAGCGGTTACAGAACCAAAGAAACCAGCTGCTCCGGAGATCGCTGTTGAACCAGATATTATTGGAACGTTTAATGGACTAGAAACAGATACGGCATTGACGTTTGATAAATTTGAACCATCTCCAAAGTATGACGAAGCTGACATATTTAGAGACGAAGACATTGACCCCAATATTCCAATTGAACCAGTGAACTGATGTAAATCATCTGAGGTGTCGCCAAACTTACTAGAGCCTGTTATGCTGAGATTTGTAACATTTTTGTTTGTTACATCTAAATTAAAAGCATTAGCATTGACAGTACCAGAAACGTTTAAGGTACCTGTCAGCGCCACTGTTGAAGATGCAATGTCGTAGGTAAAGTCTTTTGAACCTGTAAAATCTGTTCCAAGTTTAATCTGAACAGAATCATTTATACCACCTGCATTGCTGCCACTTACAAATGCCCAGCCAAATTCACTCATTTAAACCTCTCTTAAAATGTGCTACATGCGGCAAAAACATCAGTGTGAGCTGACCCGCCAACAAAAGCAACGCGATCAATACCAAGTATTTCATAGGTTCGAAACTCCCGTTCACCGGGTTCGATGTCCGCAGCGTTTGCATGGCCAGAATCTGCTGGGGCAACTATAGTCACAGCTGTAGGTGCGGCATTAGTACCAACCTGTTTAAAAGACTCCGGTAGTTCAAACCATCTTTGAAAGGCATGACAATAGCCATACACCGAAACAGTCCCCGGCGTACCTCCATTGTTATCTTCGCATAAAACATGCAAATATCTTTGATTCTCCGTAACGTACCCAGTGGTTGTTGCTGTTATGCCGAGGAGGTCCCCTGCTGAACTGAGTGTTACTTTGGTGCCCACTGGGCCTGCTATATTTTTGGGACTTCTTGTCCGTCCCCAGCTACTATGTTTATGTACTGACATTTTTTAACTCCTTAAACTATTGTAAATAGTCTATTTTCTGCGTTTTTTCTCTTCTTTCTTACGTCTTCTAATCGCACGTTCTTTTGCACGCCTCCTTTTCTCAGAAGGCTTGGTGAAGTGACGCCTATCTTTCACCTCATCGATTATACCAAGTTTTTTACATTTTTTTATGAAACGCTTTATAACACGTTCTATATTGTCCTTTCTACGAACCTTTACTGAATAGTTAACTCCCATTATTTCTCCACCATTTTTGACCAAATTGCTGATGATTTTCCCATGACTGATGATATATCCACTCCCGCGTCATTTGGATCAACACCGGATAACGCACCTTGTCCACTATCACTTGTTGGTGCCGATGTTGGTGTTGTTCCTTCAAAAAGATTAACACCGTTATAAGCATCTCCACCGACAGCTTCCATCATTTTTTTTCTTTTGGCATCAAGTCTTGCTTTTGCTTGCTCTTCTGTTTCATATTGTGGCTTGGGTTTTGATGGAAAAGTTTGTTTATTTTCAACAATCCTTTGTTGACCCATCCCCTTTGCTACCTCTGATACAATTGAAGAAAGAGTTCCATCTTCAAAAATAACTTCTTTGATGCACTCTTTTATCAATGGCCTAAGTATTTGTTTTAGCTCTTCTTTTTTCATTTAATCCCTCAATATTTTGCTAAATAGATTATCTATTTGATTTTCTTTATTTTCTTTCATTTTTACCTTAAACATGTCAGATCCAAAGTCTGCTCTTTTTTCATCTGGATATATATAGGCATTTGGCGTTGAAGGTTCTGATACGATATCAAAACAAATCAATTGAAAGTCCTCTGCAACTACAGAATTTCCGCTCATATCTTCATTTACTGATCCAAGCCCACGAGATGAAATGCCAAGTTTTACACCAGCATTGATAAGATCCTTAAGTATACGACCAGAAGGTGTATCAAGAACTTTTATCTTTCCCATCACATCATTTCCATTCCACCAACATTCAACAATGAGGTGTGAAACATTTTTAAGATTAATAACAGAATCATCAGGATGATCTAATTCTCCTGTTGCTCGGTTGTCTTTTACTATTTTTTGATAGTTTTCTATTTCTTTCTCTAGAACTTTCTTCGGATACACTCGTCCATTCCCATTTTTCTTCCCAGCTGTTTGGATACGACCTGTGAGGTAGACGGTACCATTCTCAATGACTTCTTTCTTTTGCCTTTCACTTAAAAGATCGAGACAACGTCCATCGGGGCATAGTTCAAAAAATTCTGTTAATAATTGTTTACTCATAATATCCGCCATCATCAGGGTTTTCATAGTAGTTAACCACTGTGTCCTCTATCTCTTGTCTTTCTTGTTTCATCTGTGGCGTGTCTTGTCCTTCAAGTTCGCCTCCGGGGCCGTATACATTATTATACTTTTCTAAAAACTGACTACCTTTTGAAGCCATTAAATCTCTGTCATGCATAACAGGAGCATCGTTGTAAAGGTTATACAGATTTTGCAGTTCTTGATCTGGAAAAGCAATTGCTTCATCTTCTCTCATGATAGCCGAAAGTTCTTCTTTGATAATTTGCCTAAGTTGTTCTTTTGTTATTTTCATTTCTATCTCCATTAAAAACGGGCACCACCCGCTTGAGTCAGCTGCCCGAACAGCAGCGACGAACTGGTTGTAGCATCCACTTAATCATTGTTTCTTCTCCGTTTTTTGTTTTTTATTCTGATCGCTGATAACATTCTTAAGTTCTTCTTTGATCATTTTTTGAAGTTGCTCTTTTGTTATTTTCATAATTGACTCCTTTGTGAACAGTTGCACCTAACTTCTTTTTGTGGAACCCTTAAACCGCTGTCATCCACTAACATTGAAATTAGATAAGATACACCAGCAGAAATACATCCGCAAATAAAAGTATTTGCTATATTATAATCAAATGTAAATAGTTCCGTAAAACCATTAATTAAAAATAAAAATACTCCAACCCAAAAACCCATACATAAAGGGCAATGAAAAAAAGTGTTCCATTTTTTTGTGTAATCTTTTGGCGGTCGAATATCTTCAAATATCTTACCGTACACAAGAATAAAAGTCATGCCATATGAGGCAAGAATAAAGTTTATCATTTAAGCTCCGTTGTATTTATAGTCCTTGTTCTTTCGCTGATTGTGCAGTGTATGCATCGCTGAAGCCTTGAGCTCCTCTGTCTGATAACTGGCCTTCCAACCATTTCATGTCTTTTCCAGACTTTAAGTATCTTATATTTAGCAGATGATTCCTTAT